GCTTAGGCTCATCCCAGTTAAAAGGAGCAGATGGGCGCAGAGTGTTAGCGATATTTGATGCGATCAGATTACTGGCAGCAGCCTGTATATCTTGGAATGCTATGTTGGCTACACTAGTGCTGGAAAGGCTCACAACGCTTACATCCTTTCATTGGATCTATATTACATACTGGTGGACGGTTATTTTCTGCGGCCCAAGCTACATCACGCGCCTTCTCAAACAGCTCTGCGGTGTACTCTGGGTTGTACTTTACAACGAACTCTTTATATTCTTGGTTGGCCTTAAGCTCATAGAGAAATACAATCTCCTCAGGAGCAGTATTTAGTAGGCCTTCCTCCACCATTAGATGGCAAAGGTGTAGGTAGATTTGGCCCTGGAGCTGGTGAGATCTAAGAGGTGTGCGGATGTTCTTCCAGACTACATCGATATCGTTATTGTATTGAGCCATAAGAGCCGGCATCTCCATACGAATAGTGCCTGTGCCAATAGACTTAATCTCAATGAGGCAATCATCACCCAGACCCTTGATCCAGCCATCAGCATGCCCGCGCATCATATGCTTGTCGCTACGTAGAGGGACCTCTGCATACTCAATAACATTCTTAATACCTGCTAGGTCTTTAGAGGTAGCCCAGGTGTAGTCATTAGTCTTTGGGCTGTACCACTTACCGTACAAGACGCCCATATCTTTAAACCACTTCTGCCACTTAGCGTGGATAGTGTGGCCCTCAGCAAAGATAGATGCTAGACGTAGTGTAGGCTTGTCTCTAGTCTCTACATAGTTTCCTTTAAGCGCATGATACTGAGCCAGAGCACACCACTCTGGCTTGATAATATCTGAGGGATGTATGTAAGACTGATCTCGCTCATCAAACGGCTGTGCAAGTACATGGCGCTCTAAAGCACCAAGCAACCGGCTATCACGCTTATTACTGTTTAGAAACGCCTTTAGATCTTTGCTCGGTATTGTCGTCGGCTTTCCCATATTTGCCCTCCAGCTCTAACCATTCATCCAATGTCAAACCTTGTTTGCGCATCTTACGTTCGGCTGCGTTACGCTCTCTGTGGGACAACCCCCCAAAGATTCCGTGCATCTCCTCGTTAATCAACGCTTCTTTAAGGCATTCTTTACGTACAGGGCAAGGTGGTCTACCATCTTTACCCCAACATATTGCCTTAGCATTATCCGCAATAGGTTTGTACAAGGCTTTGTCTCTGGGTGGAAAGAACATCTCTGTATCTTCTCCCTGACACTTGGCTTCGTATCTCCAAGCCCATGGCGGGTCGTATTTAGTAGGCACTACTCTCCTCTTACTGCATTGCGCAGTTCAAAAAAATCCTCCTCCAGTAGTACCACGTAGTTTTCACCATCAAGATGCAAGCCTAGGACAGGAGTCCTGCTATCTAGAATTGCTTCCTTAGTAATCTTCTCAAGTACTTCTGACTTGATAGTTACCGATTTCTTACCGGTCCACTTATGTTCGATAAGGAGATCATCTGTCCTGACGTCTCCCTTACGACTCCAAAAGGCACCGGAGGCGGCGTTGCGCTTGCCGCCTGCGACTTTCTCTAAACGCTTTTCATGCTTTATAGACTGCTTCTGTCCCTCACTCTTCATCTGGACTCAACATCAAGACTGGAGTTGACTTAAGGGTATCCATAACCGCTGCGGTTAGTTCTTCCTTTAGGCCAATCTCTTCACGAATAGAGTCGATAAGAGCTTGGGAGCCTTGCCACTTACGATCATTATAGTACATCCAGCCACCACGTCGTTCCACGATACCGTTCAGGATAGACAAGGCTACGATTTCCTTACCAGAATCATAGCTACCGGCATCGATAGGTCCGCCATCAGCAAAGTAGAAGTCTAGATAAGCTGTCTGCTGTGGTGGGTAAGTCTTATTTTTAATAGTACGGACACGAATAGTCTGACCTACCCGGCGCTTCTCCTGACCAGTACCAACCTCTAGCCACTCATCACGCTTTACTTCGCAACGAATACTATAGGCATAGTCTTTGCCAAGTCCACCAGGAGTAGTACGAGGATCGCCGTGCAATACGCCAATCTTCATACGATACTGGTTGATCATCATGCCTAGGACAGGACGTTCTGATTCAATAAGATCTCGCTTAGTAGCTGAGGCTACCTTACGGAAGAACTTGTTAGTAATTAATGCTCCGCGTCCGACGGTGAACTCATCCATTTCTTTCTCATCTTCTGCCCCAGGAACCAAAGCGGGAAGAGAGTCAATAACGACCATATCAACAGCCTTACTTTCCATGAACTTAATAACCGCTTCATAAGCATCCTCCATATTATTTGTTTCTACAAGAATGACTCTCTCAGTATCCACGCCACATAGCTCTGCATACTTAGAGTCAAAGTCCTCTGCTGCAATCCATACAGCAGTAAAGTCAGGGTTAACCTGTTGGTTCGCAGCGATAGTTCGAAGAGCGATAGCTGTCTTACCATGGGAGGCTTCACCAATAAGCTCTACCCAACGATTCATAGCCCAACCACCACCTAGAACCACGTCTAGTGTCAAGGACCCTGAGGTAATGCGTGGGTTGAGAACCACATCGCTAGCGGCAACAACAGTATTGGCACCTAGCTTTTTATTAAGCTGAGCCACAACCTTTAGAGCGTCTGAATTAATTGTCATTGCCATTAACCGATCCTGTCTACGATAATATTTGGATTAAACCCGCCACCTTGACCTACTTGCTTTGCTGGAGTAGAAGGCCCTGAGGCACTACCTCCAGGCATTCCAGCCCCGCTACCTGACTGAGCGATTGGGTAACCACAGTCATAGCAACGCATACGCTGCGTACCCATAGGAGCAAAGTAGTTTCCTGAGTAACAGTTCGGGCAAACATCTGACTTCTTAGCACTCTGTGCTTTAGTCATTAGCTGATCCGCATTAGGATCATAGTTTACCTGAATGTAAGGTTGCTGTGCCGGAGGTGTGTACGGCACCGGTTGAGAAGGTCCTGTTGGAGGAGTGGCTTGACGAGGAGCAGCAGGTGCTCCCATCTTTCTTGACCACCAATCGTTATTCGACATGTGTTTCCACCTTTGATTCTAGTAATCCAAGATTAAATAAAGTTGATATGCAGGAGATGGAAGATGAGATCGCCACTACTTTAAACAAACCAGTGATCTTATCTAGATCTATATCTCCCAAAGATTCTAAATGGTCTTCTTCATCTTCAATAAAGTATGCTGCAGCAGCTATACGAGCAGCCATATCTGAGTGGGAATCAATGAACGGAAATAGTTTTGCAAACCTTTCTAACCGTTCTTGACTAGCTGCAATCTCCATCTCAGCAACTTCATCTGAGATAGGAGGAAGACCCATGGCTTCGGCAATACCCTCTGACGGCTCCAACATAGTGTCGTAGATGGCTTGACGAATAAGTATAGGTAAAGGTATGTGCTTTACCTCTACACGCTTGTGTTTTCTTTTACGTCTAAACATTAATCCTTTGCCTCTCCCCATTTATCTACAATTTTAACATCTGCTAGCATAGGGATAGACAAGGCTTTGATGCCTTCCATAGCCTCACGGATAGCGGCTGCTGTTTCTTCGATGATCTCTTTTGGAGCAACTGTTACCAACTCGTCGTGAATAGTAAGGATCATGGCAGCACCGTCAGGTAGCAAGCCATCAGCCCGGACCATAGCCAACTTAATAAGGTCGGCTGCAGAACCCTGGATAACTGTATTAAAGGCCTGGCGCTCTGCGCTGGCACGCTTTCCCATCTCACGAGATAGGAGATCAGGCAGATAGCGACGGCGATTCATATAGGTAAGAGCGTAAGGCACAGGACCACGTCTACGAGTCTCTGCCACAACCTGACGCTTGTACTTTGAGATAGCAGGGAACTTACGACCAAAGCTGTCTAGCAGGTCCCTAGCTTCCTTGCCAGAGACGCCGATAGATGCAGCAATCTTCTCAGGCCCAATGCCGTACATCATACCTAGTACAAGAGGCTTCGCCCCACTACGATCCACACCCACAGTATCACCGATGGTGGTATAGATATCTACACCGTCGATGTAGTTCTGGCACAGGACTCGGTCGTTGCTAAAGG